CTGCGGTCTGAGATGTCGTCTCGGAAAGATCTTCTCCGTCGCAGGTCAGAGGGGGTAAGAAAGAACGTGCTTCGGTCGTCCGAAAATCTAATCGAAGTGCGATTCTCTGACCTGCGGTGATACCCCCGGACCTGGAGCAGCTCCGCCAGCTCGCGGCCGTGGCAAGAACGCAGAAGCCCTGGAGCCGAAAACGCCGAAGGCCCGGAGGTGGGTCACACCCTCGGGCCTTCTCCTCCGCCTTCTCCACTCCGGGTTGGCGGGCGCTCGTGACGACCCTTTCACAGGGCCGCTAGACCACGAACCAGGAGACAACTACCCGGAGCGCGCTAGCTGAGCCAGAGCGGAAAGGTTCGGCGCGAAGCTACCACGTCGATCCCGACGAGTCCAGACAGCGAACAGCCCCCGCGTTTCGAGCGGGGGCTGATCGCCATGGGCAGCCCACAAGGGCCGTCGGCGGCAGAGTAGCGGAGTCGTCCGGCACCGTGCCAGGATGCCGAAGTGATCACCGACATCATCGCGATCGACCCCGGCCTGGCGTCGGGCGTCGCCCACGTCACGGTCAGCCCGACCGGCTTCGCCATCGTGTCGACGGCCGAGCTGGCGCCGCGCGAAACCGGCGAGTGGCTGCGCACGTCGCTGCGGCTGGTGCCGGACCACGACGCCACCGCCGTCGTCATCGAGAAGTTCACCATCACGGCGAAGACGGCACAGAACAGCCAGGCCCCGTGGTCGCTGGAGCTGATCGGCCAGACCCGGTGGATCGTGTGGGAGGAGATCGGCCCCGAGCGCCAGCTCATCCTCCAGTCCATCGCCGACTCGATGGCCGTGTTCACCAACGACCGGCTCCGCTCGTACGGCCTCTGGCACCGGGGCGGGCACGGTCACGCGGTCGAGGCGCTGCGGCACGCCGCGCTGTTCGCGCACCGGCAGAAACTGCTCCCGCGTCAGGCTTGATCACAGGCAACGGATCGGTTAGGTTCGAGGTCTCCTAACCGAACGGGTGGCACCGTGGCATTGATCGAGGCAGAGATCGACACTGTCGATCCGAGCAAGATCGTGCTGGTCGCGGGCTACACGCAGAAGGACCAGATCAAGGCCATCCCCGGCTCCGGCTGGGACCGTGATCGCGGCGTCTGGCGCGTCCCCCTCTCCTGGACCACCTGCCTCGCGCTGCGCGGCACGTTCGGCGCCGGGCTGGAGATCGGCCCCTGCCTCAACGCCTGGGCGGCGGAGGAGCGGCGCACCCGCATCGACCCGGCCATGGCCGTCCGCGAGCTTCTCGACGCGCCCGGTGACCCCGACCTCTACGCGCACCAGCGCGGCGACGTGGCGTTCCTGTTGGCCGCGAAGCAGGCGATCATCGCTAACGAGCCGGGCGTCGGCAAGACCGCCTCGGCGATCCGCGCTGCGCGCGCCCTGCACAACGAGGGCAAGAACCCGTTCCCGATCCTGATCGTCACGCCGAACACCGTGAAGCGCACGTGGCGCCGCGAGTTCAAGAAGTGGTGGCCGGGTCTCACCGTCACCGTCGTCACGGGCACCGCGCTCCAGCGACGCAAGAAACTCGCTACGCCAAGTCACGTCTTCGTCATCAACTGGGAGAGCCTGCGTGCGCACTCGCGTCTCGCACCGTTCGGGGACGTGGCGCTTGCCCGGTGCCGGGCCTGCGGTGGCGAGGACGAGACGGTGTCGATCGCGAAGTGCGAGGTGCACGCGCGCGAACTGAACGCCATCCCGTTCCGCATCGTCGTCGCTGACGAAGCACACCGCGCGAAGGACCCGAAGAGTAAGCAGACGCGTGCGCTGTGGGCCGCTACCGGCGACGCCGAGTACCGCTGGGGTCTGACTGGCACGCCGATCGCGAACGATGCCACCGAGCTGTGGCCGCTGCTGCATTGGATGGCACCGGACGAGTGGCCGGGGAAGACGAAGTGGCTCGATCGCATGGTCAACATCATGTTCAACGCTTTCGGCGGCATGGTCGTGTCCGGCATCAAGCCCGAGCGCGAGGCCGAGTTCTTCGCGTCGTTCCACCCGCGCTTCCGTCGGATGCTCAAGGCCACCGTGCTCAAGAACCTTCCGCCGATCGTGCCGCAGCGCCGCGACGTGGAGATGACGCCGAAGCAGGTCAAGGCGTACAACCAGATGCGCGACGAGCTTCTCGCTGATGTCGACGGCGGCACGCTCATGGCGCCCGGTGTCCTTACCCGCACGCTGCGTCTGCTCCAACTCGCGTCATCGTTCGGCGAGGTCGATGTCGTCCCGGCGCCGACGCCGGAAGACCCGCACCGGATGAAGGACATCTTCCGGCTCACCGACCCGTCCTCGAAGATCGACGCGTTCATGGACGACATCCCCGACTTCGGTGACCAGTCCGTCGTCGTGTTCGCGGTCAGCAAGCAGCTCATCAACCTGCTCTCGGCGCGCATGACGAAGGCGAAGATCAAGCACGGTCTCATCACGGGCGACCAGAACGAGTTGGAGCGCGACAACGCCATCACCGCGTTCCAGTCCGGGCGCACGCAGTTCATCCTCTGCACCGTGCAGGCCGGTGGCGTCGGCATCACGCTGTCGCGCGGCAGCATCATGGCGTTCCTCCAGCGGTCGTGGTCGCTGCTCGATCAGACGCAGGCCGAGAACCGCTGCCAGCGCCCCGGTGCCGAGGACTTCTCGTCGTCCATCCTCAAGATCGACTACGTCACGCCCGGCTCCGTCGAGGAGGCCGTGATCCGCAGGCTCGAAGGCAAGGGCGAGAACCTGGAGAACATCGTCCGCGACGCTGACGCAATCCGCAAAATGCTGCTGGGAGAAGAAGAATGAGCGACGAGCCTCTGATGTACGCCTCCAACTCCTCGATCCAGGCGTTCAAGCGCTGTCGACGGAAGTGGTGGCTCGGGTACTACGTCGGCTGGAAGCCGAAGGAGAAGAAGGTCACCGGCCCGCTCGCGCTCGGTGGCCGCGTGCACGGCGCGCTGGAGCAAATGTACCGCGACGGCCGCGATCCGGTCGAGGCGCACGCCGAGCTTCTCGCCATCGAGCGCATGCGCCTCATCGACGCGGGCGCCGACATCTCCAGCCTCGAAGAGGACGGCGAACTCGGCCGCATCATGCTGGAGGGCTACAAGGAGTGGGTGGTCGAGGAGGGGATGGACGAGGGCCTGGAGGTCATCGGCGTCGAGCAGAAGCTGACCCTCCCGCTGTACGAGGGCCAGGTCCACCTGATCGGCAAGATGGACCTCCGCGTGAAGACCAGCGAGGACTCGCGCTCGGTGCTCGACTTCAAGACCGCCGCGCGATTCTCGGACTACGACCTCGCCCCCATGTTCGAGCAGGGTCCGACGTACTGGATCCTCGACCGCACCTCCGACGAGAAGGACCGCATCGACTCGTTCAAGCTGCGGCTGCTCAAGAAGGTAAAGCGCACAACGCGCGCCACTCCTCCGTTCTACGAGGAGATCGACGTGCGCTACAACGCTTTCGCGATGCGCAACTTCTGGTCGCGACTGCACGGCGTGCTGCGTGACATGCTCCGCGCGCAGAAGTCCCTCGACGCGGGCGGCGATCCGCAGGTCGTCGTCTACCCCAGCCCGAAGCGCGACTGCTCGTGGGACTGCGACTTCGTGAAGATCTGCCCGATGTTCGACTCCGGTGAGGCAGTGAAGGAGCTGCTCGAAGCGGAGTACGAGAAGGGTGACCCGTTCGACTACTACGGCACCGACGACGAGAAGGAAGTCTGATGGCAGGAATGCACCAGGCTCTCAGCCTGCTGGTCTATGGACCCAGCAAGGCCGGGAAGTCGACCCTCGCGGCCACCGCGCCGTACCCGCGTCTCCTCCTCGATGTGGAGGGCGGCGCTCGCTTCCTTCCGATCGTGCCGAAGGTGTGGGACCCGCTGACCGAGGAGCCGCCCGTTGCGGACGGCACCTGGGACACCGTCGTCGTCGTGACGCGCGAATACGACACGATGCTCCGCGTCTACCAGTGGCTCCAGTCCGGCAAGCACCCGTTCAAGTCCGTCATCATCGACTCTGTCTCGGAGTTGCAGGTGAAGCTCATCGAGCAGATCGCCGGGCGCGAGCAGATGCAGATGCAGGCATGGGGCAACCTGCTCCGGCAGTTCACCGGCCTCATGCGCGACCTGCGCGACCTCACGATGCACCCGACGAACCCGCTGACCGCAGTGGTGCTCGTCGCGATGGAGCGCGAGGACAAGGACGGCCAGAAGCGGCCGTACCTCCAGGGCCAGTCCGGCGTCACGCTGCCGTACCTGACCGACATCACGGGCTACCTGAACGTCGAGACGTTCCAGCACACGGACCCGACGCAGGGCGCGTACAAGGTGCGTCGACTCCACATCACCCCGGACGAGAAGTACGTCGCGGGAGAGCGCGTCGGTGGTCGCCTCGGCGGCACCGTCGAGCAGGCCGACCTCTCGATCGAGAAGATGATCGAGATGGTCTACGCCACCGAGAACAGCTAGTCCACGGCAACACCAACCGAACAAGAAAGGTACGGACGATGAGTTCTGTCGACTGGAAGGCACTCGCTGAATCGGCGGGTGACGGTGGGTTCGAGGCGTTGCCCGTGGGCGACTACGACCTCAAGTGCGTCAATGCGGAGAAGACGCAGACCGCCAACGGCAAGCTGATGTTCAAGTGCAAGTTCGAGGTGCAGACCGGCCAGTACAAGAAGCGGCTCGTCTGGCACAACTTCGTCGTCTCGCCCGAGTCGGACGTGGCGATGGGCATCTTCTTCCGTCAGATGTCGGCGTTCGGCATGACGAAGGAGTGGTTCAAGACGATGCCCTCGGAGGAGACCATCGTCAACACGCTCCAGGGTCGCGACGTGCGCGCCAAGCTCGGCATCAAGAAGTACAACGGCGAGGACCGCAACGAGATCTCGGCGTTCGCTGTCGTCCCGGTCGGTGGCAACCCGCCGCCGCCCGGTGCGACCTCGGCCGCTGCGCCTCCGCCTCCGCCGCCTGCTCCGGCTGCGGCCACCCCGCCGCCTCCGCCCGCTCCGGCCCCGGCAC